CGTTAAGAGAGAATATTGTATCACTTGCAAGAAATATTGGATATATTCCAAGGTCAAGAAAAGCAGCACTAGCAACGGTAAGCTTTTTTGTAGATACAACAGACATCACTCCAGTACCATCAACATTAACGTTGAAGAAGGGTGTTGTTGCAACTACATCAGGATCATTTGGAAATCAATCTTTTGTATTCTCAATACTAGAAGACATTACTGTTCCAGTTGTAGATAATATCGCATCATTTAATGATATTCAAATATACGAGGGAGTTTTACTCACAAGTAACTTTACATATAGTGCAAGAAACGTAAATCAAAGGTTTATATTACCTAATGCTGGGGTTGATACTGGATTAATATCCGTGAGAGTAAGAGAAAATATATCATCCACATCCTCCACAAAATATAGACTGCAAGATAGCGTATTTGATGTTGATAAAAATTCTAAGGTTTATTATATTCAAGAAATTGAAGATGAAAGATATGAAATATTTTTTGGAGATGGTATTCTTTTTGGAAAGAACCTTGAAGAAAATAATTTTATTGAAGTAAATTATATAACGTCAAATGGTGATAGTGGCAATGGAATAGGTCAGTTTAGTTTTTCTGGAAGTTTATCATATACTCGCAATTCGATAGAATATCAAGTAACTTCTGGAATATCATTATTAACAACTGGAGTCATATCTCAGGGAGGAGAGAATATTGAGTCTGTAGAATCAATTCGCAGATATGCCCCAAGAATATACTCCTCACAAAATAGAGCATTATCTGCCAATGATTATGAAGTATTGATTCCTTCAAAAATATATCCAGAGACAGAATCAATTTCTGTTTTTGGTGGAGAAGAATTAGTACCACCTCAATATGGAAAAGTTTTTATAAGTATAAAACCAAGGACCGGTGACTTTATACCAAATCTTATAAAAGAGAATATAAAAAGAGATTTGAAGAAATATGCGGTTGCAGGTATAGTCCCAGAAATATTAGATTTAAAATATCTCTTCGTTGAGGTGGATTCAAAAATATATTACAATACAAACTTAGCTCCAAGTTCATCATTCGTCTCCACAATTATTCAATCAAATGCTACAAAGTACTCAGAATCAACTGACTTAAATAAGTATGGTGCTAGATTTAAATATAGCAAATTCTTAAAAATAATTGATGAAAGTCATGAATCTGTGACTTCGAATATTACAAAAATTCAAATTAGGAGAGATTTGAGAGTTGCATTAAATACAATCGCAGAATATCAAATTGGATTTGGAAATGCATTCCATATTAAAAATATGGATGGATATAACATAAAATCATCTGGATTTAGAATATCAGAATTCCAAGAAACCGTATATCTATCAGATATACCAGATTCAAATAAAACAACAGGTTCAATTTTCTTATTTACAGTTCCAAATGTAAATTCAACTACTGCAACAGTTTTAAAGAGAAATGTTGGAACAATAGATTATGTAAATGGTATTATAACGTTAAATCCTATTAATATTCTTGAAGGTAAAATTAAGGATGGACAATCTATTATAGAAATTTCTGCCATTCCAAGATCAAATGATGTAATTGGATTACAGGATTTGTATTTGCAACTAGATATTAGTAAGAGTATTTTTGAAATGATTCCAGATCAAATAGCATCTGGACTTGATCCTTCGGCATCAAACTATATTGTAACTTCAAGCTACAGCAACGGAAATTTAGTAAGATCATAACAAAATGACAGAAAAGAGAGTTCAGATCAACAACGTTCTTCAGAACCAACTTCCTTCATATGTTAGGGAAGAGTTTCCTTTAGTTGCCGAATTTTTAAAACAATATTATATTTCCCAAGAATTTCAGGGAGCGCCAATAGATCTTATTAATAATATTGACCAATATATCAAACTCGATGTTATAAAGAGTCAAAAAGAATCCACAGTATTGGTATCAGATGTTTCTTTTTTGGATGAAACAATTAATGTTGAATCTACTTTGGGATTCCCAGATTATTATGGTTTAATTCAGATTGGTGATGAAATTATTACGTATACCGGAAAAACTAATACTTCTTTTCTAGGATGTGCAAGAGGTTTTAGCGGAACTACATCGTATAATGATGAAAATCGCCCAGATCATTTAGTATTTCAAACTTCTTTATCTGAAGACCACATGAGTGGTTCTGAAGTTAAAAACTTAAGTTCTATTTTCTTATCTGAATTTTTTAATAAAGTAAAAAATCAGTTAACTCCTGGATTTGAAAATAGAGAGTTTTATGGGGGACTAGATAAGTATCTTTTTGTAAAGCAGTCTAAAGATTTCTATTCAACAAGAGGAACTGACAAATCTTTTAAAATATTATTTAAGGTTCTTTATGGTGAAGATGTAACTGTTGTTAAACCAAGAGATTTTCTCATAAGACCATCTGATGCACAGTATCAGGTAACTAATGATTTGGTGGTTGAGAGTTTATCTGGGGATCCAACTAATCTTGTTAACTCAACGCTATTCCAAGATGAGTATGGATCGATTAAAAGTGGATATACTGCAATATCTAATGTAGAAAAAATAGTATCCAAAAATGGAAAGGTATATTATAAGTTGAGTTTTGATGGTGGTTACGATAAAGATATTCGTGTGGAAGAATCTTTATACGGCAATTTATCAATCCACCCCAAAACTAAGATTATTGGGGATATTTTTGTAGGTTCAACAACTATTGATGTTGATTCTACTGTTGGTTTTCCAAATAATGGAGAGGTTTCTGTAATATATGATGATGGAATAGAAGGTATTATCACATATTCGTCAAAAAACCTAAACCAGTTTCATGGTTGCCAAAATATTGAAAAAACTATAAAGGACTCGTCCGAAATAAGTTTGAACGTATATGCTTACGGAACCTCAAATAAAAATCCAAATGAGGTCATAAAGGTAAGAGTAAATCCTGTTCTAGCAACTGCAAGTTTTGATGGAAACTCATATTATTATGAGAAAGGAGAAAGTGCTATTATAAGAACTTTGGGAATAAATCCAAAAAATTCTAATGCATATAACAGTTGGTTTTTCAACAACCCAATCACACTAGAATCATCCTCTATTCAGTTAATTGATAGTACTGATAATACTTACTTATTACATACAAAGGTTGCTCATAATTTTAAAATTGGGGATTTATTAAATTTAACATCGAATGTTGGAAGTGAAAGTAACACAAAGGTTGTTTCTGTAGTGTCGGAAAATAGTGTTAAGATATCTGGGCAAGGGTTATTAGATACAACAAAAAAATATACTATTAAGAAAATTATATTAAAAGCAAATTCTGAAGCATATCCAAATGTAAACTCAGAAATTTCCAATATTCAGAATGTGTATTTAGATGGAGAGAAAGTTTTAGTTTCTTCACCATCTATTCCATATTATAACGACTTACCTCTAAAATCTTCTTCTCGTTCTATTACTTTTTCGGGAACATTTGTTGGAGATTCTTTTAAAATAACTACAAATCAAGATCATGGATTTTATACTGGAGAATCTGTATACTATACTTCATCATCAGATGGTTCATTATTTGAAGATGGTTTGTATTTTGTTCAAAGAGTAAACTCAAATAGTATTAGATTTGCTAAGAGTAGAACCAATCTTTATAATTCAATTTTCATATCTTTAGACGAATCTGTTACAGTTTCAAATAGCAAGATTGAGGATTACGAAAAGTACTCCCTTGAACTACAATCACAAAAATTATTAAGAGAGTTAAGTCCACCAATTAATGATGGTAAAGAATATGTAACAGACTCTGGTTCAACTGGTATCTTAATTAATGGAGTAGAAATACTAAATTATAAGTCAAAAGATCGTGTATATTATGGTCCTTTGGAAAATATTGAAGTTGTTAGCTCTGGGGTTGGATATGATGTAATAAACCCTCCAGTTTTATCAATATCAGATTCCGTTGGATCTGGTGCAACTGGTTATTGTTCTGTGAATGGTTCTCTTCAAGAAATAAGAATCATTGATCCGGGATTTGATTATCTAGAAACTCCAAAAATTAAAATAAGTGGCGGCAATGGTATTGGTGCAAAAGCATTTGCATCTCTAAAGTTAGTTGACCATAAAGTATATTTTAATGCAGAACCACAATCGGAGCAAGTAAATACAACTAATAATTTTATTGGATTTACAACTTACCATAAGTTCAGGTATGGTGAAAGAGTTGTCTATAGAACTGATTCTCAAGAGGGTATTGGAGGAATATCCACTAATTCTTCGTATTTTGTTTCCACATTAGACGAGTATACGATAAAATTCCACAATACTTATAGTGATGCTTTGTCTGGAATTAATACAATTTCGTTAACATCATTCGGTATTGGTAATCAATACATAGAATCTTATAATAAAAAATCAGTTATTAACAATATTAATATTCAAAGCAGCGGTACAAACTATCAAAATAAGAAAAGAACTGTAGTAGCATCGGGAATAACTACTTCTGTTGAAAGCGTAAGTATTAAGAATCACGATTTTAATACTGGGGAAATAGTAAAATATAGCACAACAGGAAGTCCTATTGGAGGATTAACTTCTGGCGAAACCTATTATGTAACAAAAATTGATGCTGATAGATTTAGATTATCTAAAGTTGGAATAGAAACGGGTAATAAAGATTTTTATTATAAAAATAATCAATATATCAATTTATCATCCAGTGGCAGTGGTATCCATTCGTTTAACTATCCAGAAATTAGTGTTGAAGTTATTGGTAAGGTTGGCATTTCTTCAATAAATGGAGAAACATTTACCGCAAAGGTGCAACCAATCTTTAGGGGAGAGATTACTTCGGTACACTTAGAGGAAAATGGTGTTGGGTATGGATCATCTGAAGTTCTAAACTTCAATAGAAATCCCCAGGTAACTTTAGATATTGGTTCTGGTGGTAAACTAATACCCATAATAAATGGCGGAAAAATTGAACAAGTCCTTATCAATAATCCAGGTTCTGGATATATTGCTCCACCAGAATTATCGATTCGTACTGAATCTGGTGGAGTAGGTGCAGTCATTACTCCAGTATTGGAAAATGGTTCCATTAAGTCTGTTAAAATCATTGAAGGTGGAGTTGGATATGACTCCAAAAATACATTTATTGAAGTTATATCTCCAGGAATTGGTGCAAAATTAGAACCAAATATAAAAACTTGGACCGTTAATTTATTCCAGAAAAACTTTAGTAATATAAAAAGAGATGATGGATTTATATTTAAAAACTCTATTTCAAAATATGGTTTACAATATGGGCACGTATATGCGCCAAGAAAACTTAGAGAAAGTGTTTATTCTATAGAGCTTGGTAATAGCATTCTTTATGGTAGGAGTGATCTTCGAGTATTTAATAATAGTGAGGTATCTTCAACAGACCATTCACCGATTATTGGGTGGGCATATGATGGAAATCCAATTTATGGACCATATGGTTATTCCAAAAAAGATGGTGGAATAATAACAAGAATGAAATCTGGATATTCATTAAATACGCAAAATGATAGACCACCATTCCCTAACGGATTTTTTATTGAGGATTATGAATATAAGAATAATGATGACGATACTATATTAGATGAGCATAATGGAAGATTTTGCATAACTCCAGACTTTCCAAATGGAACTTATGCATATTTTGCAACTATAGATTCCTCTCCCTCCCCCTCTTTTGGTGGATATAGATTACCAGTTTTCCCATATTTAATTGGAAATACCTTTAAGTCAAGACCAAATGACTTCAATTTTGATAGTAGTTCAAATCAAGATGATTATGATTTAAATAAAACTGACTGGATTAGAAATACTAAACATTATAATATTTTTAGAGATGGTGCATCATATCAATATTTTAATTTGCCAAATGATTTAAATCAAACTGTAGATGTTGATTATGCATCTCCGGGTTCTATAGATGACATTAATATTATCTCTGGCGGATCTCAATACAAAGTAAACGATAGAGTTCTATTTGATAGTGATAATACTGGAGGATTTGGATTATCTTCTAAGGTTGATAGAGTTGGTGGAAAAGATGTAAATACAATAAGTGTTGCATCCACAACAGTTTATAATGTTGAATTGTATCCACAAGAAGGAAATGCTGGATTTTTCTTCATTGAGTCAGACTCTCCCCATGGCATTAATAATACAGATTTGGTTACATTGTCAGGTATTAGTACCAGTTTAGTACTCGATAAAACATTCTATTCTGCAGGTGTTTCGACAAACACTTTATCAATTTCAAATCCAAGTGGTATTGGTACGGTTGGATTAACTGGGATAGTTACTTATTTTTCAGTAGCAGGAAACGTTGCATATTCAAACATTAAGGAAAATGATATATTCTCAATTGGAAGTGAAAGAGTAAAGGTACTTCAAGTAGATAAACCGTCATCAAGGATTAAAGTTTTAAGATCTGTTGATGGTACAGTTGGAACATCACACAGTTATAGTGATATTTTATATGAAGTGCCAAGAAGAATTAGTATAAACGTTGGAAATTCAACTTCATTTGCATATACCCCAAATAAAGAGATTTATTTTGACCCTTCAGAGTCGGTTGGATTGGGTAGCACTTCTGGAGTTGGTATTGGGTCTACCTTAATTTTCTCAAATCCAGGTGTTGGAATTAGTCAAGTTACAATTCCAACTAGAACAATTTACTTACCAAAGCATAACTTAAATACTGGAGACTCTTTAACTTATTCAACTTATGGTGGTGATGGAATAGTAGTATCTTCAGATGGAATATCAACATCAATTATTAGCGATCAGTCAACAGTTTATGTTGCAAAAATATCTGAGGATCTTATAGGAATTTCTACGGTAAAGGTTGGATTGGGTTCTACGGGAACTTTTGTTGGGATAACAAGCTTAACTTCAAATATTGGCATATTGTATTTTGTAGGAATTGGTACTGGAAACTATCATAGTTTCAAAACAGAATATCCAAAAGTAACTGCGAATGTTTCTAGAAATACTATAACCATTTCTACAGCACAAACTCATGGATTGGTTAATAATGATTATGTTTTTGTTAATGTAAGTCCAAATAATACGGATATCTATACTATCAAGTATAGTGATTACAGTAGAAAAGTACTAGTTAATCCTAAAGATTTTTCGGCAGTTGGTGTCAATACACTAACCAATACAATAACAATAAATGATCATGGATTTGAAAATGGACAGAAAGTATTATATACTTCACCAACTCCATCTTTGGGATTAACAAATAATGAAGAGTACTACATAGATGTCTTTGATAAGGATAATGTCAGACTAACCGAATCATATATAGCAGATCCTACAATTATTCCACAAATTGTAGATATTGATTCTGCTTCTGATGGAACATTATCACTCATAAATCCACCAATAAAGGCATATAAAAATTCTACACTATCCTTTGATCTTTCAGATTCCTCACTTTCCTATTTAAAAGATTCTATAACTTATTCGGCATTTGAGTTGAATTTTTACTTAGATGAGAATTATACACAGATTTTCGAGAAATCTAAAAATAATTCTGTTTTTGAAGTCAACAGATATGGTAGAGTTGGTATAGATTCAACTGCTAAGGTCACTCTGGATGTGAGCAATAACATCCCAGAAAAGTTATTCTATAGATTAGACCCAGTATATGAAAATGTTCTACCAATCGAAAAGGAAACTGCAAGTATCGATGATCTAGTATTTGCGAATAACGAGATAATTATTTCGGAAAGTATTTACAATGGTAAGCACCAGATTACTTCAATTTCATCAACATCATTTACTTATTCTGTTCCAAGTATTCCTGAAGCATCATCATATGATTCAACATCATCCTTTATAGAGTATGAAACTAACTCACAATATGCAAATGGAAAAATAACAAAAATCAATATAGAAAATAAAGGTCAGAATTACTACAATTTACCAAAGTTTTCTGGAGTTAGAACAACTAGTGGTTTCGGCGCAATATTGTATCCAGTAAGTAGAAGTATTGGAAAAATACAAAAAACTACTATCAGAGATATTGGATTTGATTTTTCTTCCGATTTTACTATAAGACCAAGTTTAACTTTTGCCCAAATAATAAAAATTGATTCATTAAGTTCATTTGATACTATCGGAATAACATCAGTTGGGAGAGGATATAATACTGCACCAAAACTTATTGTTCTTGATGGAGAAACTAATCAAGTAATTCCAGAAGTTGATCTTAGATATTCTGTTGGAGATACTAAAGTAAGTATTTTAAATAACACATATAGGTTAAACCCAGTAACTCCAAGAATAGTACCAATAGAAAATCCAAATGGTGTTGGTATTGGGACAATAATTTATAACTCTACTACTAAAGACGTTTCAATAATTCTATCAGTAGGATTTAGTACTACAAATACTTTTCCATTCTCCGTCAATGATAAAATCATGGTTGAGAATGTTAGTATTGGTATTGGGTCCACCGGAAAAGGATATAATACCGAAAATTATAATTATCAATTATTTACAATAACTTCTGTTGATGAAAATATAGGTGGTATTGGGTCGATAACATATAACTTAGATAATTTCCTAAATTCTGGAGAAGATCCTGGCACATATGATCCGATTAATTCTTCTTCTGCAAGAGTAATACCTGAAAAATATTTCCCAATATTTGACATCTCTCTAAAAAATAATAATTTCTTGGAGGGAGAAAATGTAAAATATGAAGATTCTCCCGAAATAATAGGTGTTGTAGAGTCTTGGGATATTAAAAATAACTACCTGAAGATTCTATCTAGAGATTATATTGATAATGGTAGAGTGTTAGAAGGACTATCTTCAAAAACTAATGGTTTAGTATCCTCTGTCACAGAATTTAATGGATTTATTGATGTGGGTCCATACTCAAAAGTAAAGAATGGGTGGATTACAGATACGGGATCACTTAATAATGATCTGCAGAGGGTTCAAGATAATTTTTATTATCAAAACTTCTCATATTCTCTAAAATCTAAAGTTTCATATGATACTTGGGAAGATGTGGTAGGTTCTCTGAACCATACTGCAGGATTCAAGAAATTTAGTGATTATCAATGTGAACCATCTACCGAAGAAGTGTCAAGCAACCAATTATCTGTCGGAGTCTCTACAAGTGTAATAGATGTTACTGCAGATATTATTGGTTTTGGAAACTTAAACTGCGTATATGATTTTGACTTGGTTAGGGAAAACTCATTACGTGTCGGAAATAGAATATTGTCCGATGAGGTCGATTTCAGCAGTAGAATTTTGATGGATTATTTTGAATCTGTTGGAAATAGAGTTTTGACTATTGATGATTTCAGCAGCAGCTTCAATAGTTACCCGAGACCAACAAGATATAGTGAGATAACTCGATTCTTACTTTCTGACGCAAGAGCGATAAAATACATTACATACGTTAAGGATAAGAGATATATTGGACAAAGACAACTAATGCTAGTTACCATCGTTCATGATGGTTCTAATGGATATATTAATCAATATGGAAGATTGGAAACAACTTACGATTTAGGGTCATTTGACTTTGCTGTTGATGGCACAGAAGGAGTACTTACGTTCTACCCAATAAAATATTCCGTAAATGATTATCATGTAAGTATTCTTTCAAATAATTTGAAGGAGAATTTTTCTGGTATTGGTAGTACAACTCTTGGTGGACTGGTAGATTTAAAAACTAATACGACTTATGTTTCAAGTGGTTCTACAACTATAGTAAGTCTTGGGACAACTTATACTTCAGCAAAAATTTTGGTTGAAATTGCATCAGACTCGGGACATTACCAATTTGATGAACTAAACTTAATTCATGATGGAACTGATGTTCAATTTATAGATTATGGACAATTATCTACAGAATCCTCTGATGGGTATTCTTCTTCTGGATTTGGTACTTATAATGCTTATATTACTGGTTCAAATGTTAATATTGATTTTACCCCAAATATTGGAATTGCAGCTTCTATAAGCACAATCCAAATTGCAATTACAGATTCTTCCATTTTGGGTATTGGTTCATTTGATATGAAATATGCCATATTCGGAGCAAAGTCCACTTCTATTGCATCATCAACTTCTCCAATTTCAAGCGTTATCGGAGAATATCCAGAAGAGTATGATGGCGGTTATTTTATTGTACAAGTATCGGATGTTTCTAATAATGAACACCAGTTATCTGAAGTTATATTGGTAAATGATGATGTAGAGACTTACTTAACTGAATTTGCAAATATAGAAACTAATTCTGGACTAGGGACTATAGGTGCGATAAAGTCTGTTTCTGGAACACAACTGCTATTTACACCAATACCAAATATTAATGCAGAAGTAAAAGTTTACTTCAATTCTCTCAGAAGTATTGATGATACTAGGGATACTGTCAGTTTTAATAATGGAACATTTACTACTGGATATGGCGATTACTTGGGAACAGATATTGATATTAGAAGAGCATTTGATATAACCCATAAGAATTATCCAGTATTTCAAAGAGTATTTGATGGAAGTAATAGTGCAATTGTTGACGTTGAAGAAGATACTATCAAACTAGCCAACCATTTCTTTGTTAGTGGAGAATCCATTACATATTCTTCAGGTTCACAAACAGAAGTTAACGAACCAATTGGTATAACAACCACCGATTTTGGTGTTGGCATTGGAACAACTGACAAGTTACCAAGTACATCTTTATATGCTATAAAAATTGATAGCAATACAATAAAACTTGCAAAAAGTGCCGAAGATGCATTGAAGAATTTGCCAATTGCAATTGATTTTATTTCTGTTGGGATTGGTACAGAACATGTAATTACTTCAACAAACCAGAATAAGAAGGTTTTGGTTGCTATTGACAACGTTATTCAATCTCCTATAGTTTTTACGGATGTTGTTACTGGATTATCGACTAATTTATTAAGTTCCGAGGATTTAATTTATCTTGATAATATAGAAAATTTATTTGGGGGAGATTTATTAAAAATTGATGATGAAATAATGAAAATTTCTGGAGTTGGTATTGGAAGTACAAATTCTATTAGTGTCATTAGACCTTGGATGGGAACAGAAAGTGTTGGTCATTCAACAGGATCAACAGTAACTAAAGTTATTGGAAATTACAATATTGTAGATAACACTATAAACTTTGTAGATGCTCCCTATGGAAATGTTCCACTATCATCAACAACTAATCCACCAGATGAAAGAGATTGGATAGGAATTTCTACAAGTTCAAGCTTCCATGGAAGAGTGTTCTTAAAGAACGGAACTAAAGAGACTACAAATGAAACTTATTATAAAAATTATATTTTTGATGATATCTCGTCCTCATTTAATGGTATTGGAAGAACATTTACTTTAAAATCTGAGGGATCTAATATAACGGGAATATCATCTGATAATGCAATCATTTTAGTGAACGAAGTATTCCAATCTCCTGGAATATCAAATTCATACACTTTAGATGAAAACGTGGGTGTAACTTCGATATCTTTTGTTGGTACAGCAACATCTTTAGCATCTGATATTAATACCTCGACTTTACCTGTAGGTGGTTTAATAGTTTCAGTTGCTTCTACTGGAGGATTTGGATATCAACCACTAATATCAGCTGGAGGAACAGCAATAGTTTCAACTGCAGGAACTATTGCATCTATAAGTATTGGAAATAGTGGTTCCGGATACAGATCTGGTATTCAGACATCAGATGGAATAGACCCAGTTATAGTCAGAGTAGCAGTATCTACTTCTACAACAGGTATTCCAAATGTCGAGTTCATAGGAACTGCTGCCGTCAGTAATGGTAATATCGTTAGTATTGCTATTACAAATCCGGGAACTGGATATACTTCAACAAATCCACCATATGTTATTATTGATGACCCACTATCATATTCAAACATTCCTCTCATATATTCAAGTCCATCAACAGGAATAGGAACTCAAGCAATAGTTGATATTGTTGTTGGTCAAGGTTCTAGTGTTATTGATTTTACAATAAAAAATGTTGGATATGGATATAGTATTGGAGACGTTTTAACAATTCCATTTGGTGGAATATCTGGAATTCCTACAACATCATCACCCAACTTCACCAATTTTGAACTAACTGTTGATAAAGTTTTTGTTGATAAATTTACTGGATGGTCTATTGGAGAAATTCAAGTATTTGATAATGTAGAGTATCTCTTTGACGGCGAAAGAATTATCTTCCCACTATATTATCTTGGACAAACTGTTTCTGTTTTGACAGAAAGGGGATCAAATATAACAATTCAAGACACACTTTTAGTTTTCATTAATGATATTCTCCAAGTTCCCGGAGAAGGATATGTATTTAACGGTGGAAGTGCGATTGAATTTACTGAGGCACCAAAATCCGGAGACACTTGTAGTATTTTATTCTACAAAGGCAACGGTGATACTGATGTTATTTTTAGGAATATACTTGAAACTGTAAAAACAGGAGATGACTTGATTCTAACCTACGATTCTTTACTTGGACAACCAGCAACTTTATTAGAAGATTCAAGAACTGTTTTAAATGTAAAATCAACAAACTTAGTTGATACCAATCCTTATTATGGTCCGGGAAATACAGATAATCCAACCTTAAGAAGACCAGTAGTATGGTGTAAGCAAACTGAAGATAAGATTATAAATGAGCAACAGATAAGTAAAGATAGGATAATATATGAACCATCAATATACCCAGCAGCATATATTATTCAATCTGTTGGTGTTGGATCTACAACAATTTATGTCGATAATCTAAGACCTTTCTTCAATCCACAAAATGAAAATGATATTGAGTTGGAGTTTCAAAATAATGTCACGATCATATCCCAAGACAATAAAGTTGGAGCTTCTGCAACTGCTGTTGTTTCCTCTGGAGGTACTGTAACTTCTGTAGTAATGGTAGATGGTGGATTTGGTTATACATCTACACCATCAGTTGTATTTGAGTCCCCAGTTGGTCTTGGAACCACCCAAAGAGCTTCTGGAATTGCATCAGTTTCTGCAGGTATTGTTACTAGTATTTCAATTTCTTTTGGTGGAACTGAATATTCTCAATCAAATCCACCAAAAATTCTGATAGAAACTCCACCTTCAAACTACGAATCAAATGTGGTTACAAACTTTGTGGGGGATTCTGGTATTATCGTTGGTTTTGGAACCACTACAATTTCCACAATAGATAAAGTTATTTTTGATTTTTATATTCCAGAAGATTCATATTTGCGCGATTCTTCCTTGGTAGGATCTGCAGTAACATTAAGTTCTTTAAATCAAGATGACTACTTTGTTATTTTTGATTCAAATGTTGGTTTCTCAACAGACAGTTTGTATTCTTTAGATAATAGTGGGAATACTATTGGCATTGCTACTACATGTATAGATAACATCTATCAAGTAGATTCTGCGAGTGATGTATTATCAACTATAACTGGAATAGGAACAACTATTGTTAGAAGAGTACTTGCAAGAGTTAGTGGAATGGCAACTGTTTCCTTAGGATCATCGTCATCATCATCTTATTTTGGAAACTTTAGTTGGGGTAAAATTAATCTATCTTACAGAAGTTCTGAGAATCAGTATATTGCATACACAAATAATGGCATATCTGGTATTTCATCATCGGCACTTATTTTCAGAAGTTCTCCGTTAAAATATAAAAACTATATAATATAAATCCTTTCAGCATCTCTAATAAATAAATAAAAACTCCGTCAAATGGCTGCTATCATAACTGATCAGATTAGGATATTAAACGCAAAAAACTTTATTGCTGGAGTATCTACGAATGCAAATTCGTATTATGCTTTTGTAGGATTACCAAATCCAACAGATATTCAAAGTGATTGGGACACAAATCCACCAGCTCCAAAAGATAGTTTTAATGATGAAAATGATTATTGGGATACAATAATCGCATTAAAGAAAATATCTGAATCAGATGTCCGCCAAGTTGTTCAAAAAAGAACATGGACTTCTGGACTAACTTATGATTATTATAGACATGATTATAGTAGGTCAAATATAGCGCCGATATCTGGTTCAACTAACTTATATTCAGCATCTTATTATGTTGTTAATAGTGACTACAAAGTTTACATTTGTCTTCAAAATGGAACAGACCCAGAAAATCCAAGGGGAAGACCTTCTTTAGATGAACCAACTTTCACAGATTTAGAACCAAGGGCAGCTGGAACTAGTGGTGATGGTTATATCTGGAAATATTTGTACACGATTAGACCAGGTGATATTGTAAAATTTGAATCTACTGACTTTATGCCTGTTCCTTCAGATTGGGAAACTGGTAGTGAGAACTCTTCGGTAAGAGACAATGCTGTGGATGGATCTATTAAAATAGTTACCATCAAGAATAGGGGAATTGGTGTAGGAACTGCAAATAGAACCTATACAGGAGTTCCTATTAGTGGGGATGGAACTGGTGCCGAATGTACGATAACCGTTAATAATGATCAACAAGTTGAATCTATAGTTGTTTCAAATCAAGGTTTTGGTTATACGTATGGAAACGTCGATTTAGTTGCTGGCGGAGTTCCAACTGGTTCAACAAGACCAACGTTTGATGTCATTATTTCACCAAAAGGAGGTCATGGCGCAGACATTTATAGAGAGTTGGGAGCATATAATGCCCTTCTTTATTCAAGAATAGAAAATGATAATGAAAATCCAGACTTTATAACAGGCAACCAAATTGCAAGAGTTGGAATAGTCGAAAATCCACAATCATTCAATTCAACACAGATTTTAAATCTAGAGAAAGCAAGTGCTTTAAATGCAATAAAATTGACTGGAATTGGATTTGATTCTGCAACTTTTACTCCGGATTCATTTATAACTCAAACGGTTGGAACAGGAGTGACCGCAGTAGGCAGAGTTGTTAGTTACGATCAAACTACGGGAGTTTTAAAATATTGGCAAGATAGAACCTTAGTTGGTTTTAACACAGTAGGAACAGCTCAGACAAATCCAATTTATGGATTTGATTTGGTTGAATTTACAAGTAACCCACTTGCTGGAGGAAGTTTGGTAATAAATGGAAATATTGGTCCAGTTTTATCCATTAGCACTTCATTTACCGGCGTATCTACTGTAATAAATAATAGAACATACTACCTCGGTCAGTCTTTCACTAACGGGTTATCAAGTCCAGAAGTTAAAAAATATTCTGGAAATATTATCTACGTAGATAATAGACCATCAATAACTAGGTCATCAAACCAAAAAGAAGATATTAAAGTCATTTTGCAGTTCTAAAGAATTATGTCCCAAGTAACCAATCTCAACGTTGCGCCATATTTTGATGATTTTGACGCGGATAATGACTACCATAAAGTATTATTTAAACCCGGATATCCAGTACAAGCTAGAGAGCTGACCACATTACAATCAATATTACAAAACCAAGTTGAAAAATTTGGACAACACTTTTTTAAAGAGGGTGCCAAAGTTATTCCGGGAAATATTTCCTATAATCAGTTCTACTATGCAGTCGAATTAGAGAACTCATACTTAGGTGTTCCAGTAGATGCATACGTTGAGCAACTGGTTGGCACAAAAATAACTGGACAAACCTCAGGTATTACCGCAATTGTTGAGAAAGTTCTTTTATCTGCAGATTCTGAAAGGGGAACAACTACTTTATATTTAAATTATTTGAGTTCAAGCACACAAAATAACTCTACATTTGAGTTTTTAGATGGTGAGGGACTATTAACAAGCGTAACTATTACTTCAGGTTTACTTGGAAATAGTTCAATAACTGCAAATTCTCCATTTGCAATAACGAAGGCAGTTAATGCAACTTCCACTGGATCGTCATTTTCTATTACAGAAGGTGTTTACTTTGTTAGGGGTTATTTCGTAAATGTATCTACAGAAACTCTAATTCTCGATCAATATTCAAACAATCCAAGTTACAGGGTAGGGTTATTTGTAAATGAAGAGATTATTAATTCTGATATTGACGAATCTTTAAATGATAATTCTCAGGGATTTAATAATTATTCTGCTCCAGGTGCAGATAGATTAAAAATATCCCTATCTTTATTTAAGAAAGATTTGACAGATTTAAATGATAATAACTTTGTAGAGTTAGCAACAATTACAAATGGGCAGATAGAGACTAATAGAACTATTACTGACTATAATATTATTGAAGATGAACTCGCAAGAAGAACATATGCAGAATCTGGAGATTATTATGTAACTCCATTTAATGTATCGGTAAAAGAATCTCTAAATGACGGTTTAGGTAATAGGGGTTTATTTAATGAAGGGCAGTTTACTTATGGTGGATCTACTCCTTCAGAAAATTTAACAATATACCAAATTTCTCCAGGCAAAGCATTTGTACGTGGATATGAGGTGGAGACCGTTTCTCCTGTATTTTTAGATTCTGAAAAACCAAGAACTACAGCAACTCTAAAAAACCTAGCAATTAACTACAATACTGGTTCCACTCTTAGTTTAAATAGAGTTTATGGAAGTCCAACAATAGGTATAGGAAATACATACATCATTAGTCTAAGAGATGAGAGAGTTGGAGCAGCATCTACAACAGCACCGGGAAAAGAAATTGGTGTAGCTAGAGTATATGATTTTAGATTAGAATCTGGTTCATATGATGCATCTAATTCGGATTTAAATCAGTGGAATATTTCTTTATATGATTTACAAACTACGACTGAAATAACTTTAAATGAACCAATAACTCTTAGTGTACCGACATTTGTTCAAGGAAAAAATAGTGGTGCAACTGCATTTCTAAAGGATTCTGTTAATAATAGTTCTTTGATTACTTTATATCAAAAAAATGGAGATTTCTTAAAAAATGAATCATTCATTTTTGATGGAGTAAGTAATAATAGAATTGCTATTGCAATTACTTCACACACAGTTTCTGATGTAAAATCGGTTTATGGTACTGTAGGATCTGCAAGTACATTTACTGCAGACACAATCCAATCTGATGCATTCTTAGTTGGTATTGCAACTATAAGTTCTGAGAGTGGTGGTATCAGTACAATAACCAGTACAAATCCAGATTTTCCAGGAAAAATAATTAAAGTAGGAAATCTTGTAAAATATAGTAACAATATATCTTCAGAACCAGCATATGCAAAAGTAACAAATGTTGGAGATACAACTGTAGAAATTGTCGGTGTTTCTAGTGTTAGTGGAATAAATCAAGGGTCTTTACCACAATCAAATTTAATTGTAACTGATTTAAAGATTCTTGGGACAAAGTTGTCTGCTTCCAATGATGATACTCTTTTTGCAATTTTACCAAGACCAAATATTTCTTCGGTCAATTTAGATGAATCGACTATAACAATTAGAAAAACATATAGTGTTTCAATTGTAGGAAATCAACTTTCAGTACCAGTAAATGCTGGCGAGAATGAAACATTCTTACCATTTGATGAGGAAAGATATTCGCTCATTAGATCGGATGGTAGTACTGAAGTTCTTACATCAGATAAATTTGATTATATTGGTGGTTCAAAACAACTTCAAATTTATAATCTAGGTCTAAATGGACCTGCAACTTTAGTTGCAACTTTAACAAAAATTAAACCAAAAGCAAAAAATAAGTTAAAGAATAGAGTATCCTCAGTCATAGTTAACAAATCTAAGGCATCTTCGTCAGGAATAGGTTCAACTACTTTGAATGATGGATTAATCTATGGCAATTATCCATATGGAACAAGAGTTCAAGATGAAGTAATATCTCTTAATGTTCCAGATATTGTCAATGTTTGGGGT